GTTAATTACTACTTTACAATGTGTCTATTAATGAATACTGAAAAATCATTTTTATTAGGTGAAGCTTTGAACATAGGGATGTTGTTTTTCATACAGATTAGTTCGAGTATAATTAGGTTGCTTTCAGAAATTTTAGAACCAAAAATTATTGCATCTATACAACCGGATCCTATATTTACGGAAATGCCTTGCTTTCCACTTTCTTTTGGTTCAATAATGAGATTTCGTATTTCACCTTCATATTTCCATCGGTTGTGCTTCTGTATTAAAAATTTGTAGTTATCAATTTGGAGTTCAAAAGATAATTTCACTTGTGCTGGTCTGATAGCATGTTGGGGTTTTAGAAATAGGATTTCTTCAATTTGAAAGTCATGCTCTTTGACTGATAAGTCTGTATAACGAATCTTTTCTGGCGTGCTAACGTAGTTTATGGCTATTGGATGACTGAAATGGTCAGACTCTTTGACCTTTTCTTCATTATAGGCAATACATAGTCCAGTCATACCATTTGAATAGTGAGACCACATTAAAGGATTATCAACAGAAGATGCAAAACAACTGACAAAGCTTTCTTCATTTATATCTGATATTTTCTCATCAATTATTCTATTTATTTCATCTCGTAACTGTTGTTCGAAACTATCTAAGAAAATTTTGTTTCCCAAATATAATAGTTGTAGATTTTCATTTGGTATTAACCTGAGATGGTTATTTATTTTAGCAAGGCTTGCTTTATCATATTCAGACCAATCGAATAAAAATGAAAACTCAAAGGGGTCATTTAATAATTCATGCCTAGAATGCCATATATTTCCTGTTAGTATCTCGTTGACTGTATTGTCATTAAGGTTTCTATAACGGAATAAGCATTTTTCTTTGAGTTCATTTATTTCCACTATTTTCTCTCCATCACCAAAGCAACTCTACCCACAACTCTTACTTCATCTTCTTCGACTGTCAGCGTCGAACCGTTAAAGCTGATCGCTAGTTTCTTACCAGGTAGGCGCTGAATATCGTTTAGTGAGAGTAGGCCGTCCATATCGACTAGGTACGTGCCGCTAACTGCTTGGTGAACTTCTTTGTCGACAATGAATGTAGTCCCATCGTGCTCGATGCCCATTACATTCAGAACCCCAAGTTTGTCTAAGTAGCTCTTATCAAAAGCTAACGTTTCATTTCCCACAAGCTTTCCATTCGCCAGAGTGAAGTAATCGACATCAAAAAGTGTCTTAGCTTCATTTTTTTTAGACGTATGTTCTTGGACTACTTGATCAGGGAAAGCTTCGCCTTCTCCTAAAGCCAGATATTTGATTGATGCGCCAGTCTTCAAATGAAGTCTCAAAATCACTTCAAAGGGAGTTAACTCTCGCTGGTGCCACGTAGATATGGTCCCTTTTGAAATGCCAAGTACGTCTCCAAGGGACTTGAAGTCTCTCGTTTTCGTGACTTTCTTCATCCTTTCTGTAACTTCTCGGCCGCCAATGTATTCAAAAGGTGGTATTTGCTCTTGTAATTCACTCATAAGAAGACTATATTTTCACTCAAATGATGACTGGACAATGCGGGGTGCGACCCTATTGTCCGAAATGAAACACTCAATAACATAACAGGATATCACTATGCTCTCATATCAAGTAGTCCTAAATACGCCTTTCATGACGTACGACCAATACTCTCAGTTCTCTGGAATGCCTAAGCGCACCATCATGGATTGGGTAGCTGATGGTCGCTTACCTATTAAAAAGAAAGCAAAAGGTAAAGAAACCCCTCTCATCAACATGATCGCCTTAGTTGAAATGGCGACTCGTGAAGCTATGGAAAAGTTAGGGTAGGCCGTCATGCGTTTATCTTCCCTAATTCCAACCAAAGAGTATTGCCCGTTATGGCTCAATGTTCTTGGTTGGGGCTCCGTTTTCGTCCCGTTTGTCTTCAATTGAGTATTGGTTATGAACGAAATTGACTCAATGTGCGAATTCCGTGGCTCTAAACAAAAGGCATTTAACGAAGCGTGTTGTGCATTTGCGAACTCGGAGAACATGACCAAGTTAGCAAAGGCCGTGGATATGAATGCCACTATGCTGCGTAACAAGCTCAACCCAGAGCAACCGCACATCCTTACCAGTGTAGAACTTGTGATGCTCACCAAAGCGAGTGGCAACTTCACCATCCTTAATAGCCTTTTGCTTGGCCTCGGTGTGGTGACCGCACAAATCCCCAATGATGCGAGTGAAGAAACTTTTATTAAACGCGCATTAGAAAACGCGATGCACTCTGGTGACTTGTCTCGTATGGCTTTAGAGCATGCGGGAAATGATCGCCTTAGCCGCACCAACAAACACATCATTATCCAAAAGGCACAAGCGGGTATTAGCAACCTTGTGCTTCTTATAAACGATATAGAAAGCCGCACAAAAGGCGTTTCCCCATTCTTAGCCATGAGTGTGGATTTGGTCGCCAACGGTTCGGCTATTCCCGGCTTAAGTTAGAGGAATTTTGTATGTCAGTTGCAACAGTAGAACCTTCAATCGTAGATGTACCACCACTAGAAAACCCATGCCCTGATTTGCCTTGCTGGTCTTTGAATCGAGAGCAAAAGGAACGTGGCCTAACTTTTTTACAGCGTACTAGACAAGAACTTGGCGAACGCCAGTTAAAGCCACTTCGCTCAAAGCGTGAAGAGTTACAAGCTCAGTATTCCAAGAGTGATTGCCGCGCTGAACAACTGCGCCTTTCACGTGAAATTAACCGCATTGATGCCAACGCAAAGGATGTTCTTTCGCGCTGGTCATAACCCAGTTACACCCAAGCCAACCTAGCCACTAGGCATTATGCCTACACCCTTTATCCCTCTTTGATTTAAAGAGGGAGGGTTTTTTATATCCAAAATTTGAGGAATTGATGATGAGCAATATTGAAAAACACCTATTTAGTCAGTCTTTTAACCAAATTGCAGAGCGCTTTAATTCAATTAATCAAGAGCAGCAACACCAAGTTTTGATTCAACTTGACGCTATCGCAAAGAAGCAAGAGCCGATCGAAACCCACCGCCCACAAGAAGAAGTGTTGGCCGATATCAAAGAAGCAATGGAAAGCGATCGCGCCCGTGTGTTCTTTGGCCATTCATTCCCAAGCTGGTACCGCAACGGTTCAATTGAACAAGTTTCGCAACTTCACCATTGGGCAAACCTAGATATGAGTAACCGCCATCTATTTCTTGAAATGCTTGGCCTTCGTGATTTAGGCCACTTTGATGATGAAGCTTTATATCAATTTGAGCAGTACTGCTTAGAAGTTATTGGTAAGTAAGGGGCAGCGCAATGTTATTACATCTAGTACCGCAAATTATGAGTCGTTATTCGAATGTTGAGTTGGAATTAATCGACGTTCAGATTCCAGAGCTAAATGTGACTCTAACGGAGGGGAAAGACCTTGTAGTTAGAAAGCCATTTCCAAACAAATCCTACCATGTTGCATGTCGAAAGGTGGGGCGCAAAGCAATGCATGGTCTGTACTTGGAAGTTGATAAGCAACTAACGAATTTCTCAGTGATTACGCACTGGAAAGCTAAGTGTGCCAATTGGGCAGATGAACAAGAGAAGACACTTACTCATAGAGTTAATTACACCGTTGCTGATACTGATTTTGATGTAATCAGTGACGATCATACATTGCAATATGGGCAGTTTGGGTTTGAAAGTCGTTGGCTTACAGATTTTAGAATTAACCCACCAGTAAAAACACAACCTCGCATGGATGTTCTTATATGTGAGTACCACAAGCGTGGTGAAAACATTTCAATAGAAGATGAATATCAAGATGTTGTGATGGTTAACAGAGTTGAAGAGATCACCCTACCAACGGTCGAGAAAGAAAGACTAATAAAGAGCGCAGCCCATAACGACCGTTTACCTACTTTAGAACAGCGATTCATTGTGGAAAGTTCAAAGGTGGAAGCATGAGCATCATTACCGTATTCCGAAAAGATTTAGAGCACGGTCTTCGTGGTGAAGGCTTTACTTCTCGCAAAATTGAGCAGTTCATTCGCGTATTCAACAGCGTAGATTCAAGCCAAGGCGTAATGCTTCAACTTGATTCTACTCGTGCCATGTTGGTGAACGTGAACGGCACTGAGCAAGGGCTATGTCTTGAAGACTTCATCACTGCTTGGTGGGTTTTCTGGGTTGTGGTTTACAACACAGCCAATGACTTATCTGCCGAGCTTCAAGCTTTAGGCGCAATCCGTGCACTCTTCTTCGTTTCTGCCTGTACCAAAAGCACTAGCCAAAACGCAACTATGCAAATGTGGTGGCGTGACTGTGAGCCTATTCACGGCTACCCAACTGTGGAGGCTGGCTGATGCTGAGTTATGTAGCAGTTGCCCTGAATAGCGGTGGCGGTGTTGTTCGCCATGATGAAACCAACGAAGTGAAGAACGTGTTGCTGGGTGAGTTTGAATCACGAGAGCCAGCGATTGATACGGCTTGCGAGTTGTTCAAATGCCATCACGTTTTGAAAGGCGTGATCATCAGAGGTAATCACACTGGCGGTCACATGATCATGGATACACAGGAGTTAGCAGCGTTATGACTCATCAATATGAATACCAAGGTTGTAAGGGTGTGAAAGCCATTGCTGAAAAGTTCGGTATTAACTACTCCACCTTGTTGAAGCGTTTGCAGCGAGGCTTTGATATTGACCAAGCAGTCACAATGCCTCGTTGCGCTCAGGTTGCTCAAGTCAAATATGAGCACAAAGGGCAACAGGGGATTAGAGCTATTTCTGAGTCGGTTGGAGTTTCGGAGGCTACTTTATACGGTCGTTTGTCTGAAGGTATGACTCTAAAAGAAGCCATTGAAATGCCTAAACAGAAAACAGGCTTGAGCGAAGAGCGTCGAAAAGCAAATCAAGTCGGTATTAAAAAACCTGATGCTATGTCTAGCTGCTGGGCTGCAGCACTAGGTGTTCAGTTATGAGCGAAGCACAGAAAGTTGCGGCTGAAGCACCTGATTATATTGAAACCCTATTAGTGGAAATGCTCGAAGGTGATCACTCAGATAATGAAGTGCTGTTAGGTACTTTGTTATCTGGTGATGAGTCTATCCAAGTTCAATTGAAAATCACACGCAACCCCACAGATTTTTTGGATGAGTGTTAGTGAAATCAACCTACGCTTCCAAGAAAAATAGGCGCTCACTGCAGAAGGTTCAAACTTCTGGTGAGCGCCTTATTTCGTGGTATCAAGATGTTGATATCAGCAGCATTGAATTTAATGAACAGCAACAAGAGCGATCACACGAAGCCTTCCTTGAATGGGTAGGTGGTGAACAAGCAGTTACCCCACTAGACAACTTAGCTTTGTCTTCTCGCCAGGTGTTCGATCGTGAGCCTGAAAACCTTTCTGTCGTTGAACGTAAGTTATATGAAGTAAACCCTGCAGACAAAGACTGGCTTTCTGAGCACTTTGCCGAACTCCCTCATTACCTAACTAAGTACTTCGCAAATCGCTATGTTTCGATTTTTAAGAAGCTAGGCCGCTTTGCTGCGAATACGTTCATTCGTGAAAAAATGGTACCCGCGCATAGGCGTGTTCTGTTGGTGTTAGAGCAATACAAACAACTTCCTACAACTTCTAAGGTTGCTTTGTTGAGTGATGCTGTCGACGACGATAGCAAGCCTCAGCAAAACAACTTTGAACAAGCGAACCAGCAAGCCTGTTTCGACTTCGAACAAGCCGAGAAAAATCGTAAACCTGTTAGAAGCAAAATCATTGCCGAGCTTGTTGAAGGTGAACTTCGAGATATGGCATTTAAAATTGTGTCTATCTTGATTCGCTATCAAACGGCACTGACTCAGACAATTGAATGTGAAACCGAGAACGGTGAGAACATAGCGGCATTAATGGTTTATCAGCAGTGCGTTTCTTTGGTGCGTAGCTTTGGGGTAAAAACGCCAAGTGATGACAAGAAAATCACGCCTGAAAATATCATGTCGTTTATCTCTAAGTTGAGTTGTGAGAAGTGGTGGTTTAGACGCTTAAAGCGCATTCGAAAGATTATGCGTGAACACTTAGCCATTGCTATGGGGCAAGTATCGGCGAAGGCATCACCTTATGCTTCATGGGATTGCATTCAAGAACATAAAGTTCAGCAAAAGAAGAACTGGGATTTCATTCAGGGCCAGCTACTTAGAGAAGAGACCACTGGCGAAGAAGTTGAAATGGAAGACATGGTGTTGAAAAGCATGTCGAACCCTGCCATTCGTCGTCATGAATTAATGGTTCGTTGTCGTGGCTGTGAAGATATCGGCAACGAGCTTGGCCTACAAGGTTTGTTCTTAACGCTAACAACACCATCGAAATATCATAATAGTTATAAGAAAGGCGGCTTCATTCCACATTGGAACGGGGCGAGCCCACGTGAAGCACAAACCTATTTGAATAAGGTTTGGCAGCGCATTCGTGCCAAGTTAGGCCGTGATGAGATTCGTTGGTTTGGTATTCGCGTTGCTGAGCCACATCATGATGGTACCCCGCACTGGCATTTGCTAATTTGGGTTAAGCCTGAGCATGTGGCCAAGGTGCGTGACGTGTTTATTCGCTATGCGGTTGATGAAGACAAAGAAGAACTTTACCCGTTCTTCGATCGCAACGAAAAACGTGCAGCCAAAAAGCAGTCTATTCAAGGTCCATTCAATTATCAGCCTCGTTGTGACTTTGGGTATATCGACCCAGAAAAAGGCACAGCAACGGGTTACATCGCTAAGTACATTTCTAAAAATATTGACGGCTATGCCATGGGTGAAGAGGTTTCGAAAGAGACCGGGCAATCTGTGCAAGCGATGGCCAAAAACGTCAACGCCTGGAAGAGTCGTTGGGGTATTCGTCAATTCCAATTCTTTGGTGGGGCGCCGGTTACCACTTACCGTGAACTGCGCCGACTAGCTAGCCAAAACAAGAAAGCCTTTATGGAATACGTTTTTAAGCAAGAACGTGAAGAGCTAGCTTCTATTTACCTAATGTCGATGTACCGTTTGGTTGGTCCCTTTAAGCCTGCGCATGTCATGACGAATGCTGAATTAGTGGCTGTGATTGCTGAGAACTATGAGGCGAGGGCTGATACTGACCAAGTGAATGTCGCAGGAACAATGAAAGCGGCTGATCACGGTAACTGGCAAGGCTACATCATGGGGCAGGGTGGGCCATTCGTTAAGCGTGAGGATTTGCTGATCACGAACTCTTATGAAGTGCTGCCGTTTGCCTCTCCGCATGGCGAAGACGTTCGCAAGATAGAAGGCTTTATTGCTGCAGGTGAGTTGGTTAAGACTCGCCTTAAGACCTGGCAGATAGTAACGAAGACTGAAATGAGTGATGAATCTGAAGCGGGGGCTCTTGATCTTGCTCTTTCTGGAATCTCTGATTCCTCTCGGAGTTCTGTCAATAACTGTACGCTACCGCAGAAAGTACAGGTCAGCGATCAGCTTAAGCGATTATTGGAACCTTACTCAGTAGGTGGTGGTTTACCGCCAAACTTTGATAGTTCCGCTCTAATCGCGCTGCAACAAGGCAGTTCAATTCGAATAGATGATGAAACCAGTATAAGAATCCGCCCTGCGGAGCACCTACCATGCGGTACGGTTCGCCCAGCCCAGCTTGTTGAAGAGTATCAACCCAAGCCAGATTTAAGCTGGTTAGATGATTTCAAGGCAAAACAGCCCGGACCTTTAGCTGGAGAAGATGACGTCTATGAATATGAACAGCCTAATTTGTCATTCTTTCCTGAAATCGATGAGTGGCCGTTGATATAAAGCTCAAATTCGTTATCAGAATGAGGGATGAATCTCGCTTCATAAAAACGCTGTATGAACATTCACTAAAGTGCTGTATATTTGTACAGTCTTTTGGTTTGGAGTAGAGCTATGTCATTAAAACAACAGGACATATTCCTACAAGCGATGGGGTTCATTATAGATGCTGTAGCACTCAGCACTGAAGGTGAAAGCAGAGCTGATATAGGTATTTATTTGATGAGTTTATTGGTTGCAGACCAAAGAGAAGAACTTAAGCCAGAAAAGTTAGCCACAATTAAGCAGCTAATAGAGATGGTCGATAAGGAAGATAGTCCAGCGTTTAATCTTTAGAGGAATGAGAGTTGTTGTTTTAGCTCTTGGCGCTGATCGGGTGCAAGAGCTTTAACCATTTCAAAAGCTAACTGAGAAGTCGTTTTGGCCGATGGGCTAAGAGTATGGCTAAAGGCTAGGTTCATTACGAAGGAATGGCCACATTCTGGGTCACTACAACTACAATATAAATCGCTATAACCCGCTGAAATACGGTTTGATTTTTGTATGCGGGCTTTCTCGCCACATTCTGGGCAAATTACTCTCATATGACACCATGAACCTATCGAAATGATAGTCCCATGGTACTAAACTATGGTGATGATTTATACAGTTCTCAGGGTTTTGAGGATGTCTTTTTGTTTTTCTCGTGGGCGTACTTACCTAGATGAGCCACAGCTGTCGGGCTATGCAGAAAAATTCTTTATTTTGTGAAGTGATGAATCATCATCTGAAGATAAATTGTTGAACATACTGAGGTTAGATGTATACCCTGTCTTACATAAGATGACTAGATAGATAAATTCTGTATTTAAATGCCGAATTTTTGTGTCTAATAAAGCTGTTATGCATATAAGGGTAAAAATGGAATACTGCGTAAAAATAGAAAGAATTCCTTATGAAGAGCCATATCATCTGCAACTCTTGTGGGACGTTTCAAATGGTATGCAGAGTACAAGATTTGAACTCTATAATAATGCCTCTGACCTACTGAAAATCGCTAAAGGTCTAGAGGTTTTCCCTCGTCATCCAAAAGACGTTTTTCTGTATGAAATAGGTTCGGAAAGGGAAGAGGATAACTTTGCGCATTATTTTCGTCTGAGGGCATTTATGGTTAGCCCACGAGGACAATGTGCTCTTCAAATTAGGTTCTGTAATAATTCTCCTTTACCCTACAAACACATATCAGAGTTTTGTATACAACTTGAACCTAGAGATCTTAATCGGCTAGGCGGTTTGTTTAAGGAGTTCTCTAAATTACAAAGCAATTTCCTTGCGTGGAATGCCAAGGGCGATTTTCTAGGTAATAAGTGGGAATATGCATAACAAATAAGGATTAAGCGTTGCGTAGCCAACGTTAAATCCCAAGTGTTGGACAAGCCCGAGCCTCTCCAATTTGGGAAATGATAAATATTTGATATGCTACCGGCTATTGTATCTAAATGAATGAACACTATGAATAAACTATTAACGGAGTGCTTTTATTTCTCCAAATCTAATGTTAGATCTATTTTCAAACTTTTCGGGCCTTATGTGATTGTCACGTCACTGCTTAGCCCTTTTGTAGAGTTGTTTTATGGTTGGGGAAACCTTTTTTACCTTGTGGTAATAAGTTTTATTCACACTTATTTAATGGTTCGTTTCATCAAGTTTATGGCTTTTGTTGCTTCCGGTTACCCTAAAGAGCAAACGGTTTCTTTGAATGAGTGGTGGCGGTTGTTAGTTGTACACTTTTTCTATGGTGTAGCTGTTTTAGTTGGGTTTATAGCGCTTATCGTACCGGGTTTATATTTTGCAGCTAAATATGGGTTTGCAGACTTTGAGGCGATTTTAAACAATAAACCTGCATTTTCGGCATTGGACGAAAGTTGGAAAGATACGAAAGGTATAGCTGGTAGGTTAATGATGGTTACTGCATTGATTGGCGGCTCTCAAATATTCTTAGGTTTCGCATTTGGTCTTGTTGGTGATTCTTCGACGTTACTATACATAGCATCCGAAATTTTGTATGGGCTTATTTCGACTAGCTTAATGATATTGATGTCCGTTGTTTACTTTAGGTTGTATACAGAAGATCGCACGGAGCAAGAAGCATCATTGAAAAGCGAGGCCTAACAAATAAATTTAAGCAGATTCGCAATGCTTGGCACTTTTGATTTGAATTAGCTTCAGTGTTTACGGCACAATGGTTGAGGTTAGGTGGCAGTGTTGCTCACTACTTAATTTGGCGCTGACGGATCCCCTC